GCAAAATTAATTAGTAAACATTTTCCAGATTGGAGAAGAGTTTTAAATGAATGTCAAAGATATTCTGTTAGTGGAAAGATAGATTCTGGCATCCTCGTTACATTCTCAGATGTTGCAGTAAATGATGTTGTTAAAAATCTTAAGGACAAAAATTTTCCAGAAGTAAGGAAGTGGGTTAATTCTAATTTAGATAATGATTCTAATGTCCTTTTGCGTCGTGTCTATGATGCTCTTACTGAATTCTTGGATGGTCCAAGTATTGCTGCTGCTGTTCTTATCGTTGCTAAGTATCAATATCAATCTGCTTTTGTTGCTGACCAAGAGATCAATCTTTTAGCAGCACTGACAGAGATTATGGTGGAGTGTGAATTCAAATGATTAATGTTCTTGGAGAAGATCAATTAAAACCTCCTGTAAAAAGATGTGTATATTGTCATGAAGAAAAAACTTTAGACAAATTTCCAAAACACATATCACATAAAGATAATCTTGATACTAGGTGTAAGGAGTGTATAAGAAAACAAAGTAAAATAAGAAATCAAATAAAGAAAACTGCTCCACCAAAACCAGATGTATGTGATTGTTGTGGTAAAGTTCCTTTGGGTTCAAATGGTAAGATAAAGTGGTGCTTAGATCATAATCATCAGACTAATACTTTTAGAGGTTGGTTATGTGAAAGATGTAACTTGGGAATTGGACAATTAGGAGACAACATAGATGGTGTTGAAAAAGCAGTTAAATATCTAAAGGAGTGCGAACAAATTTAACATCTTTTGCATTTTCTACATTTTTGTGCTATCATTAGTACATGATTTACTTTTACTATTACATGAAGGAGATTTATTTTAGTGGCATTATCAAAACAAGTTAAGGATTCACTAGAAGCAAGTCAAGAACATTTAAAAGATGCTCTGGCATTTGCAGCACGTACAGAGAAACCATATATAAGCAAACACATCGCAGATATGTTAGCAAAGATTGATGCTTTAGTTGACATAGAAACATTTTTAGAGGAACATCATTTATGATTTTTATAGCATGTCCACCAGTCTATACATTACCTGGTACTTGGAGTGACCCAGAAAAAATTGCTAAGTGCAATGAAACATTAATACCACATCTGACATTGAATCCTGATTATACATTTGGTATTTCAATCGCAGTTATAACTGTTCTACTTGCAGGGTATGGAATCTACAAAGGGTTCTTTGCAAATACAGGATTGAAAGATCCTTGGGATGATCACGATGACTAAAAAAGAAGAACCACGTAAGTATGCAGAAAGTCGGGAAGAAATCTTTCGAGAATTTCATCGAGTAATTGCACCAGTGGTTGTTCTTAAAGTTGATGGTAAAGATGAAGATGCTAGTGCCACAAAAGACTGCTGAATGGGCAGCAGATGAGTTTATAAATTATTTTTCCAACTTTCAAGATATTGAAGATTATCTAAGGTTTGTTAAGAAAGAAGTATTAACTTCTCGAACATCTTTAGTTTCTCTGTCTGATGAATTCTTTAATGAAGATATGCATCCAGAGGATATGGAATTCAATATAGTTCGTGTTGGTAAAGGTGGACTCGATCAAAAATATTATTCTAATTTACTCACAGCAGTTTCTTCTCATAACAATGAGCAGAATATTCCTGGTCGAGAATTGAAGTGGATGGTATTTGAGAAGAGCACTAATAAGGTTGTTGGATTTGTTAGATTTGGATCTCCTACTATCAATTCAAAACCTAGAAATATTTGGTTAGGTAAACAACCAGATCTTTCTTTATTCAATCGTCATGCAGCGATGGGATTTGTCATTGTTCCATCACAACCATTTGGATATAATTATCTTGGAGGTAAGTTACTTGCTCTGATGTGTATATCACACTATGCAAGAGAACAGTTGAATGAAAACTTTGAGAAAGATATCGGATTGTTTGAAACTACGTCTCTGTACGGGTCTGCAACGTCTGCTTCACAGTATGATGGACTCAAACCCTTTATGAGATATAAAGGACTCACAGAGAGCAAATTCATACCTCTGATGCATGATAAGCAGTTTCATAAGTTACATGATCATTTTACTATGCTCAATGATAACACACCCCTAACTGATAATAAAGCATCTTCAAAGAAAATGAAAAGACAAACTAAGATGATATCTATCATTCGTAATAATCTTGAAGATCAAACTAAGTTGACCAGATTCAATGAAGTTATTAAAGATGCCTTTTCAATTACACAGCAGAAGAGATTTTATATTTCTGATTATGGTTTCTCGAATGTAAGAGAAGTAATATTAGGAGAACAAGATAAATTGACACCTGGACAAAACTATGCTAAATTTGAACTCGACAATATCATTTCATGGTGGAGGAAGAAAGCAACAAAGAGGTACGAAAAACTAAAGAGAGAGAACAGATTTAGAAAAGAGGTTGAATTATGGACAGAACAGGACGACATACAAATCATAAGATAACTACTTTTGAAATTGTATTCATACCGATTATATTTTTTGAAGAGTTTGTCAAAAGAACATTAGTTGGGTTATTTAAACTCCTTGTTAAATTTGAAAATTGGAACTTTAATCGCAGATTACCAAAATGACTGAATTGAAAGATTGGTTGAACTCAATCAACCAAAACAAAAAGAATATCTATGAAGAAGACCCTACAGCAAAGTATCCTTCATACATTGTGAACAGGTGTATGTCTGGTCATTTAGATACGATTATGTTTGCAAATGAGATGAATCTTAGGCCACAACTGGATAGTGATATGCAGTATTCGTTTTATCTAAATAGTGTGAGGAAGCGAAAGAGGTTCTCTCCTTGGCTCCGCAAAGATGAGATTAAAGATCTTGATTCTGTGAAACGTTATTATGGTTATAGTAATGAAAAAGCAAAGCAAGCTCTACGAATCCTAACCAAAGAACAACTTAATTTTATAAAATCGAAATTTGAAACTGGAGGAGCAAAATGATTACCGAGCCTGAGGTCAATTGGTCTGCTGATCAGATGATTGAAGTCAGTCTGAATGAACCAGATGACTTTTTAAAAGTAAGAGAGACTCTCACAAGAATTGGGGTAGCATCCCGAAAAGAGAAAAAGATATATCAATCCTGTCACATCCTTCATAAACAAGGTAGATACTACATCGTGCATTTTAAAGAACTATTTGCATTAGATGGTAAACGTGCTAATCTAACTCAGAATGACGTTCAACGTCGTAATCGTATCATTCAACTCTTATGCGATTGGGGATTAGTAACTGTCATTAATGTCGAAAAGATAACTGACATTGCACCTTTAAATCAAATCAAAGTTCTTGCATATAAAGAGAAGGGTGATTGGGTATTAGAAACTAAGTACAACATTGGTAAAAAGAAAAAAGTAGAAGAACCTGCATAAAGTGAAAAAATTTATTTTTGATATTGACGGAACTCTGACTCCTAGTCGGAAACAGATTGATCCAAGTTTTGAAGCATTCATGATTAAGTTCTGTTGTAAACATGATGTTTACTTAGTCACAGGAAGTAATCGAGAAAAAACCATCGATCAGATTGGATTGGATGTTTATTATCGAGCAAAGAGAGTTTATAATTGTGCTGGTAATGATGTCTATGAAAAAGATAAAAATGTATATCGTAACCCTTGGAAGTTACCTGATGATGCAAAAGAATTTTTATTGAAAGAACTAAAGAAAAGTTTGTTTTCAGTTAGAACAGGAACACATATTGAGGATAGACCTGGTTGTGTTAATTTTAGTATTTTAGGTAGAGGAGCAAACTGGACAGAGAGAGAAGTATATAAAGAATGGGATAGAGATAATCACGAAAGAATTGAGATAGCAAAAAGATTCAATAAGGAATTTCCAGAATTGTATGCTTTTGTTGGTGGTGAAACTGGTGTTGATATATCATTGAAGGGATGTGATAAAGGACAAATACTTAGAGATTTTGATCCAAAAGATGAGATTCATTTCTTTGGAGATCGCATGGATGAGAATGGTAATGACTATCCATTAGCGGAAGCACTAAAAGAAATGGACGGTTCTACGCACTATGTTACAGGTTGGGAGGACACCCGAACCAGATTAGTAGAGTTCTCCGCATCTGGTGAATTCTTTAAATGATATAATTAGTAGTGGATGCCGAAAGGGTCTACAATTCACACTCGCTTATTAAGGAGAACTATGACTAACATTCAAAGATACACTGCTGCTGATCTTCCAGAACTCATGGAGAAGATCCATAAGAACAGCATAGGATGGGATGATTATTTTGAAAGTTTTTGGAATACAAACACAAATGCTAATTATCCACCATACAATATCGTTCATGTAAACAACGTTGAATCCAGACTAGAGATTGCACTCG